CAAAGAAGATGAAGATGGCAACAAAGTAAGTGAAGTCAACGGTATTCGCGCCGCCTGCAAGATCATGAAAACACGCTATGCCAAGCCTTTTGAAGGAGTGCAAGTAAAGATTCCTTATACAACAGGCATGAGTCCGTATTCGGGTCTTACTGATCTGATTGAGAAAAAAGGCCTACTCAAACGAGAAGGCAACAGCTTGGTGTTTACCACCAGCGACGGCGAAATTATCAAGAAGTTCCGCAAAGCCTGGGAAGCAAACACCGATGGTTGTTTGGATGTTGTCATGAAAGACTTTGCAAATCAAAAATCCGAGGTAAGTACACCTGACACTGACCAGGAGGAAAACTAATGATTGAATCAGTCGCTGGCGAAATTTGGGGAGAACTCAAACGCTATGTTAACACTGTGGACCGCTCTGAAGCGGCAGAAACTGTATTAAGCATTCTCATTGACAACGACTGTACCGTGGAGGATATCAAAGCGGCCTTCAAAGGTGACAGCGATATCAAACGTGCGCTCACGGCTTATCTTGACAACGACAAAAGTTATGAAGATGAGGATGAAATTGAAGACGATGACACTGACGAATCCGAGGACGAGACCTGGGAAAATTAATGTCCCACAAGTATTTTCCAATTGTTACAGATACAGCTTGTCAGCTTAAATGGACCTGGAGCACCTTGTTTTTGTACACCGGGGAAACAAGTTCTTGCCATAGAGTTAATAGTAGCAATGTAGATCCAGATAATTTTAAAAATTTTCATAACACTAACAAAAAGATCGCAGACCGTGAACTAATGCTAGCCGGAAAGTGGCCGTCGGGAGGTTGTGAATATTGTAAAAATATGGAAAGTGCAGGCGGACAAAGTGACAGACAGTTTCAGTTGCAAATTCCTAATCTAACACCACCCGAACTTGAAACTGATCTAGCAGCAACCAGTGTTACTCCGCGCATTGTTGAAGTGTATCTTGATAATGTATGTAACATGAGCTGCATCTACTGTTGGGACGGATTTAGTAGTCGAATTCAAACAGAAAATGAAAAATTTGGCAAGTTTGAATCACATGGCGTGATCATTGATAACACAGCAGTAAAGCATCCTCAAAAGAATCAATTGCAGACAGAGTTTTGGGACTGGCTCGAGTTGAATTATCAAGAACTCCGCAGACTGCACATACTTGGTGGAGAACCTTTCTTTCAATCACAATTTGAAACATGTTTGGAATTTCTAGAAGCACACCAAAATTCTGAATTAGAATTTAATATTGTGACCAATCTCAAAGTGTCAATGACAAAATTAGTTGACTTTGTGCAGCGGATGCGCAGTTTGCTGGTTCAACGTAAAATTAAACGTCTTGATATCACATGCAGCATTGATTGTTGGGGTGCAGAACAAGAGTATATACGCTACGGATTCAATCTTGAACAATGGAAACAAAATTTTGAATATCTGGCAGAACAGCGTTGGATTACTCTCAATGTCAATCAGACCATTACAGGGTTGGGCATAAAGTCAATGTTACCATTGTTAGAATATATTAATCAACACAGGGCTGCACGAAAGATAGGGCACTATCATATGGCTGTGCTTGGCTTTGAATATTTTAATCCCATTATATTTGGCCCTGGATTTTTTGATGAAGATTTTGAAAAAATACTACAGGCAATGCCCGATGATGGATGGCAACATCAAAGCAGTCGCAACATGATGAAGACATTGCAATTGCAGTGTAATCAAAATATTCGTCAAGAAGATCAATTGGTCAAACTCAGGGTCGTGCTTGACGAACTTGACCGACGTAGGAATCTCAATTGGCGTACAACGTTTCCTTGGCTGGTGAAAGAATTAGAATATGTGGTATAATCGTGTAGTTGCAGACTTGTCACTGATACCTGACTTTATAACTCATTACGAGTCAGAAATAATTTCAGCCAAACGAGATTGTGTTATTGCTGGAATAGTAGAGCGCAATCTCAAAGAACTGCCAGGCACAACTGAACAGCGATTTTATCAGTTGCAGGAAATTGAGGCAGTGTTAAACTATCTCAATATTCAACTGCGCAAGATACGCAGAAAACATTTTCAAAAATACCTGGAAAATTACCCCAGAGCACTGACCAGCAGAGATGCTGAAAAGTATGTGGATGGTGAGGACGAAGTCATTGACTACGAAACCATTATCAACGAAGTGGCATTTCTGCGTAATCGTTGGCTGGGCATTATGAAGGGTCTCGAAACCAAACAGTGGCAAATGGGACACATTGTAAAACTCAGAACTGCTGGCATGGAAGATATTTCAGTCTAGTGTTTGGTCACTGTAAATACCAGTATGAAAATTGTATTAGTAACTGGGGGTTTTGATCCGCTGCACTCGGGACACATTGCCTATTTTAACGCTGCTAGAGAACTAGGCGACAAGTTGTATGTTGGCCTCAACAGCGATGCTTGGTTGCAGCGCAAAAAAGGATCAGCGTTCATGCCCTGGTCCGAACGTGCTGCAATTGTGGCAGCATTACATGTGGTTGATAGAGTGATTGAATTTGATGATTCAGACGGATCCGGTTGTGCTGCAATAGAAGCAGTAAAACTACTGCATCCCGATCACGAAATCATCTTTGCCAATGGCGGCGATCGTACGGCAGTCAACATTCCTGAAATGGTTGTGCAAGATGTGATCTTTAAATTTGGCGTAGGCGGAGACGATAAAAAGAATTCTAGCAGCTGGATCTTACAAGAGTGGAAAGCTCCTAAAACTAGTCGTGCTTGGGGATACTATCGTGTTCTGCACGAAGTAGGTGCCAACACCAAGCTCAAAGAGCTCACGGTCATGCCCAAGACCTGTTTGAGCATGCAACGCCATGATAAGAGACAAGAGTTTTGGTTTGTAGCCGAAGGCACAGCCACAGTGTATACTCTGGATGAAAGAAGTACAGACCGTGATGTCAAGTGTTATCTTGATGTGCATGAACACACCTTTATTGAATGTCGTGAATGGCATCAACTGTGCAACGAAACGGATCAGCCACTAAAGCTGATTGAAATCCAGTATGGCGACAACTGCGTCGAAGAAGACATTGAACGCCAATGAAGCCAATTCCTGTATTCGTGGGTTACGACCCTAGAGAAGCCATTGCGTATCATACTTGTGTAAACAGTATCATACGCAACAGTTCGCAACCTGTGGCTATTGTGCCTGTGGCCTTGAATCTGTTCCGAGACTACGCAGAAACACACACAGACGGATCAAACCATTTTATCTACACACGCTTTCTTGTGCCACATCTAATGGAGTATTCTGGACATGCTATCTTTATAGATGGTGACATGATTGTGCGTGGAGACATTACAGAACTCTGGAACTTGCGGGATGAGTACAAAGATGTACAAGTAGTCAAGCATGATTACAAAACTCGTATGCCAGTAAAATATCTAGGAGCAAAGAATGAAGACTATCCTCGCAAAAATTGGAGTAGTGTTATATTGTGGAATTGTAATAGCTTTCCTAACCGGAGACTTACTCCCGAGTTCGTCCAACGCTCCACTGGTAGTGAGCTCCACCGCTTCACGTGGATAGACGACAATCGAATTGGCTCACTACCGCCTGAATGGAACTGGTTGCCTGATGAATACGGGCCAAATACCGACGCCAAGTTACTGCACTACACACTTGGCACGCCATGTTTTCAGGAGTTTGCCGATACTCCACAAGGCAATGAATGGCACAGAGAACGTATCTTAACTGAATACTGTTTACAAAAACAAATTTAAACCCAGTGCTGTTGTACCAATGGATGATGACTCATGGTACTGGGTTTCTGAGATACTTTTCTGAACATCAATATTTTTACTGCACCAAGATCCAGGTCAGCATCTTTGCGTGATGCTATGTGAAACCATTCAGCTGGACAGTGGTCAGTCAACAAAGTGTGATTGGTGTGTTCGCTAATGATGGCTTGATCACCATACAGCGGCGGCGAGCTGTACAAGGATTGCCAGTGTGCTAAAGACTGACTTTGGTACAGGCTCCACAAATAACTGTGATCTTCTTGCCAATACATAAAAGCACTTGAATGTATGTTCTTGTCTGCTTCATGCCACATAACAAACTTCTGATCTTGTAACTGAGCAACCACATGGACTAGGTTGCTGCATATCACTGTGTCAAGATCTAGAAACAAGGTTGGTCCAGACAATATGCCAGGCCGAAACAATTGCATCTTGCTCCAGAAACCATGATCTCCGGGCAACAGTTTTATTCGCTCACACGGTACTTCACAATCGCTGAAACAAACAAATCGATGTGGCAATGTTAGATTACGTTGCACACCACGTTGAAGTTTTTCTACCCAGGTAGCATCATATCCAACTTTGCCGCCTTGCCGCAGCAAACATACAACATTAAGCATAGCGTTCTAGTACAATCAATCCTGATGACTTGTTGCAGTGTTCTACAATGTGCCATTCTCGATTGTGATGTAGGTAATCTATTACGGCTTCAAATACTCCTGGCCAATCACTGGGATCGTGTAACACAATGTATTTTTTAGCCAAACTAGCATGCCTGGTTAACTCAGCAATACAATGAGCTCTTTTGTGTACAGTATCAATAAACAACAAATCGCATTCTTCGGCTGCTACCTCTAGGCTGCTGCCTACAGAAAATTTAAAGTCAGTTCCATTTTGTTTAGCATTGTATTTTAATTCTTCAAGCACAGTTAGATGCTTGTCAGTAATATCGTAACTGCGTAATTTTTTTGGTTTACCTGAAAGCCACGCACAAGTGCTAAGTCCAGTATACACACCAAACTCGGTAATGCTATCTACTTTACTGGCATATCTAGTGTAGGTATCAAATCGATCAGGACTGTCTCCAAGCCAGGCTGTGGGTTCAATCACAAGATTAACAAAATCTTGTTTGAGCTGGTCTAAGTTTCTCATCGGCTCATCCAATACACACCTAGTTTGCTCTTTTGACTCTTACGATAAGAATCTTTGATACAGTGTTTCCACGTTTCTGTGACTTCCTCATGACTCCAGTCATCCTTGATGTGTGCTTCGTGGGGATTGGGATAAGCATGCTCGTCTTGCGGCATATATCTAATGGGAATACTCACAATCAATGTTTTTGCCACAGCAAGAATACGATCAACCAATACTATTGCATCTTGTTTGG